TGCGGGCCAGGTATTCGGCCTTGATTTCGGTCTTGCCGTGGAATGCGAGCATGGTCATGTCAGTCTCCGTTGGCTTTCGAGAGGGCGGCGAAGGTCATTCGTCATCCCAGATAAATTCGCAGCGAGCAATCACGCCCCTTTCCATGAGCGTCATTTCGAACATTTCATGGCTGTCGAATGTTTGGTCACGAAGCGCGACAATGGTCACCGCCCCAGGCAGATCCTTTTCGCCGCCCTTGCTATAGGGGATGGCAAGTCTCCAGGAATCGCCTCGCTCTCGTACTGCGGCGACCGGGTGATAGCCGCGCGGCCTCTGCTGCTCGCTTGGCTCGCTTGGCCGCTGCTTGTAGCGATGGGCGCTCTGCGTCTTGCTCTTCCCCGCGAGCGGCGGAATCTCGGTCAGCTCGGGGAATGCTTCGTGGCGCTTGGTCATACCGGCACCCCCCCGACTTCCCGAATCTCCTGCGGCGTGCAGCCAGCGAAGGCGCGGCCAAAGTGCCGACGCGCGGCGCTGCGGTCCGGGTAATACCTGTGCGCGAGCCCCATGCAATACATGGCGAACGCATCGCGGTAGTCGCCCTGCCGCGGCACGCTCAGATAGCGCGGCTGGCCGGGCCGGGAGTAGCTCCACAGTCCGCGGTATGGCGACAGCTCGCGCACCGCTTCGGCGGCGAGGGAGCGCAGGATGCGGACGCGCTCGTCTCGGGTAAGGTTCATGGCTGGCTCCAGGTTTCGGTCTTGCATTCCTGCGGATTGGCTGCGCCGCAGGGACACGACCATTTCATTGTGTGGCTGTCCATCTTCCAATAGGCGTGACAGCGATGGCCTACGGCAAGCACCGAATAATCCTCGCAGCGCTGATCGCAGCAGCGGCAATAATGCTGGAGAATCGGACAGAAGATTAGAGGACCCATGACGGCTACCAATCAAACGCGGTGCAGACTGGCCCGCAGCCTGCGGTGTTTGGTCGTCATCTCGTTCTCCCGTGTGGTGCGTTAGCGTGAGTGGATATTGCGCCAACGAAAGCCGTGTGTCAAGGGGTCTAGCCCGAATTATTTTTTTTTATTTTTTTTTTTTTAGGGGGCTTGACTTGCCGCTTGCTCGCGCCTAGTATCGGCGCTCATGACTTCTACCTGGTCCCCATACCGGCAGATGATACAGGCCGCCGGCAAGCGCCGGTCCCGCATGCTGAAATTGCGCGAGGCCGGAATCCCGGACGCCGAAATAGGCCGAAGGTTCGGCGTGTCTCGGGCGCGGATCGGGCAACTGCTCGGCGCGAAAAGGAGCGGCAAATGATCCCCTCCCCCGTGAAGCTCGCCGCGATCTCCAGCGCGATCCTCGCCGCACTGGAGCGCGAGGGCAAACTCTCCGTTTACAAGTTGTTCCTCGCTACCGGCATTCCCACGCCAGCGATACGCGCGGCGCTGAGGCGGCTTACCAGCGTCAACGGTGGCGTCGTCAGCCTGCCCGGCCCGAAAGGCACCGTCTACTGCCTCACGCGCCATGCGCCGCAGCCCGAGCGCGTGGTCAAGGCGCCCGGCCCCTACGCCATCGCCGGGAAGATCACGATTCCCGGCTATCGCTACGGCTCGACGAGGCTCGGATGACGAATCCGGTTGTCATCGGTAACGCGACGCTGAGACAGTGATGGGGAGTAGTGTAGTTGAAAAACCCACGGGAAGGGGTAGCCTATGCGGCTAGTCTACCTGAACCAGTGCGGCCAATCCGGGACGCCATTGGGGCGGTTCCTGGGGGCGCTAATGCGGAATTTCGACAGCAGTAAATTAATTCTGCTCATTGGCCAGTTAGAGCGGAATCTAGCCTATCTTTACAAGTATAAGGGCCAAGATAGCAAGCGCCGACGCTACGCGATCCAACACCTTGCCGATATCAGGAAGCAAGCCCTCAAATACGGATTGGAGATTACGGCCGCGTCGGCCCGCCAATCCAGCTTGCATCTGCGCCATAGAGACGACTACACAGAACTGCGTGGGCGCATGGAGGAAATCACTGGCGCCCTACGAAGGATTCTTACGTGGGAGGTTGAACGTCTAGTCTGCTTCGAGATCCCATCGACACAAGTGCACTATTGGACGGACAAGCGACCATTTGATCCCATCGTCTATAAACGATTTCCAAAGTCTGAATGGGACATCGAACACGCTTCAAAGTGTATGGCTGTCGGTCGCTACACGGCTAGCGTTTTTCATCTGATGTGCGCAATTGATGTAGCTCTACAGAGAATTGCGAAACGCTTCAAGATAAAAGTCACTCTAAGTATGACGTGGAGCAATATTATTCGAAAATTGTCCAACAAGATTGACCAGATATATCCTGTAAAAAAACCTGGTCAACCAAAACCACCAGAACTAAAGAACAGACAGAAACTCAGGAGAGCCAGATACGAGGAGATACTCTTGTTATTGGACCGAATCCGGGAGGCATGGCGCAACGAGACCATGCATTCTAGATACCATTACGAAGAAAACGAGGCGCAGGAGATATTCGATGCCGTTCGCGCTTTCATGTTGAGAGTAGCGAAGGTGATCTGATGGCAAAAGAACCGAAACCAGAACACAAGCCGATCCCATTCAAGGACGCGCTTCAACGCATCCTTGGTGCGAAGCCTCAGCCGGAACCGGTGAAGGTGAAGAAACCGCGTCGTCAGAAATCGAAAAGTTAATACGGCGATGGACGAGCGAGAGGAAAAGACAACCGCAGAAATCCTAGGGGCAATTCGCGCCGTGGGAAGGGAGATTATCGGGCTTCAGTTTGTTGCTGTAGCGCAGTAGCGGCCCAGATGCTGCGGGCTGACATGATGGAAAACGCCGTTGATGCCGCGCTTGAGAATCGAAAAGTAACCTTCAACGGTGTTGGTGTGAACGTCGCCACGCACGTATTCCCCGGCGCGATGATCATGTGGGACGCGGTGCGGATACGGACGCGGCGGCAAGCGTGAGGGCGGCCCGCGTAGACGCGAACCAGGCGGAGCTCGTCGCGGTCGCCGAGCGGATGGGCTGCACGGTGCGCTCGCTCGCCCGGGTAGGCGAAGGCGTCCCCGACCTCCTGATCGGGCAGGCGTCTCGCTGGGGCCGGCGCAATCTGTTGATCGAGGTGAAATCGAGCGGCTCCGCGGTCCTCACGCCCGACCAGATCCGCTTTCACAGGGATTGGCACGGTCAGGTCGATATCGTGCGCACGGTGGACGAGCTGCTGATTGTCCTGCGAGGGCATCCCGCCTGATGAAACGCCCCTGATTCTAGGGACATTTTGTGCCACTGACCAACTGACGAACGGTAATTGACGTATGGTCATAATATGCCCTATACTGTCTCCACGCTGTATATCACAGCACACTGATGCCCGGCAGTTGATCCGAGCGAGGAGCCCAAAATGAACATCTACAAGTCCACCACCGTCTGGTCCGGCAACACCTACCCCATCCGTGACGCGATCAAGAGCCTCGGCGGCCGGTGGGACCCGCAACGCAAGGTATGGATCGTCCCGCCGCTCTCGATGCGCGCGCGCAGCAGCATCTACAGCGATTGCGGCGGCCTGCGCGGCGTGACGGTCACTGCCGAGAGGAGCTAGATCATGACCACTACTCTGGATATCGTCCGCCGCGTCGTCGGGCGGAAATCGAAAATCAGCAAGGATGAAATGGGCGCGATCCTCCTGGGGCTGGTCAAGGCGCGGTTGGTCAACCTCTGCAATGGCTATCTCCCCGAGACATGCGGGGATGACATCCTCGCCGCCAGCATCGCGTGGACCAGGGCGTGCCGCGGAATCTCCTGCGTCAGCGTGGACTCGTGCGGACTGCGTGACGGGCAGGTCCGGTACGACGAGCCCGGCAGCATGCACCCCCTGCAGCACTCGGAGATCACGTTCGCCCCGGACGGCATGCGGGACGCGGAGCCCGGATCCGGTTCCACGCTGGCGTATCTGCGTCGGCATGCTGACCGCGTGCTGGTCGTGCGGCAGCATGACGATCAAGGAGACCGGACATGAACAAACGCACACAGCAAGCCCTAGAAGTCCTCCTCGTGGAGGGGAGGGGGACATCCGGAAGGCTTTCGGCGCGCCCGGCGATTGGGGCTACGAAACCCCGATTGGGCGAGGCGTGTTGGGCCTGCATCAGGCCGCGAGGTAGCCCATGAGCCTCACCATTCACGGGCGGCTCTTTCAGGCTCGCATCTGGCGCGAGTATGCGATGTCTTGGGACGGCAGGCCAACCTCTATCGGCGGCGGCCACGGTCGCGCATGGGCTGAAGGCATTCTTCGCATTTCTCGCGCTGAGTGCCTTCGCCGGTCGCGTGTGAACGTATACCTGGCCCGTCGCTTGAATCGGAGATAGCCCATGTGAGCGCGGCGGAGCGCAGACGAGGAGCAAGAGCCCGTGGAGACCAGCGACTGACCGAGCCCCGCGCCTCCCGCGAGCAGGCAGGCCACACGCGCACCGAGATGGCCGCGGTCCTGGGCGTCTCGGCGCGCACGGTCAAGGCATGGGAGAGCGGGCAGAATCCGATGCCCGCCGCAATGCTCGCCTACTACCGCCACCTCGCCGGGCTCGAGCGCATCCCATTCCGGCGGCGCCCATGACCGACCAAGGCCAGCTCACCCCGCTCGTCATCCAGCACCGCGACGCCGCCGGCAACATCACCCGGATCGAGGTCATCCCGGACGCCTACGTGGCAATATGGGACGACACGCGCCCGGAACCTGTCCGAGGTATCACCCGGCGCCGCAAACGCGCCCAGCGGCCACCAGAGGAGCCCCAAGGGCCATCCGAGCCGCCTTGGTGGCACGACGACGAGCCGCCTTGGTGGCACGACGAGCCGGTCTGATCGCCCGGAAATACTCGCAAAACCGCTCGAAATCCAGTAGATTGTCTACACGTCTACATGGAGGACCACAAAATGTCGAGCGGCGCGTCTTTCACCAAGTTGTTCTCCAGTATCACCGAATCAACGCTGTGGTGCGAGCCGGACCGCACGCGCCTTGTGTGGATCTGCATGCTCGCCATGGCAGACGCGCAGGGGCGCGTGTGGGCCTCCATTCCTGGTCTTGCGAGCCGCGCTCGCGTGCCGGTCGAGGACTGCCAGGCGGCCATAGACTGCTTCCTCTCCCCAGACAGATACTCACGCACCAAGGACTACGAAGGGCGCCGCGTCGAGGCCATCGAGGGCGGCTGGCGACTGCTTAACTACACGAAATACCGCGAGCGACGTGACGCAGAAGCAGTCAAGGAACGCAAACGCAAATGGGCGGCCGCCCACCGAGCCAAGGACAAAAAAACCGTTACGATCAACGCCGGCAGCGTCACGATCAACCAAGAACCAGACGACCAACCTGTAGACCAAACGTAGACAGACAGCGTCTATTGTAGACCTAAGCAGAAGCAGAAGCAGAAGCATATAAAGAGCGTCCACACCTGTAGAACCAGCCCTTACCCCTCAGACCTTCTGCCGACTCACCCCAAACCCAAAAACCGCCGCAGCGTCGCACCCCCGCTCAACACCGCGAAGCGTCGCACCACCCATACCACGTAAGCGCGTGGCCGTTGCTACCTACCTCGCGCGCGTGCACAGGCCGGGACAGGCGCTGTGGATGCCCGAGCAGCCCCCCGCGCCTTTATCGATCTCCCCGGGCGGGCGTTCTCGAGCCGTAGTGAGTGCTAACTCCGATCCATGTGCGCTCGCAGCATTCCAGAAATCTCCTTCAATCTGGACTGAGTCTTAGCGGTAAGTCATTGATGCGTAATGGATAGCACTCACTAACTTCGTATAATGTGCATTATGTAAAGTCGATGTAACCGCTTGCATTGCGCTGGAGTGAGCGTTCACTAACTCCGGGACCCCCTCCGGCCCCCCGGACTACCCGCCACGGTTGGCGCACCCCTCCTTCCCGCGGCGGCATGTCCCCCTACCCTTTTTTGTGGTGTAGACTCATCGGCCTATGGTTGAAATGACGCGGCGGCAGGAGGAGGTGTTAGCGCTGTTGCGCCGCGGGTTGCGCAACAAGGAGATTGCGCGGGAGTTGGGGATATCGTGGCGAACGGTGAAGGTGCATGTATCTCGGGTGTTGTTGTTGAGGGGGTGTCGGGACCGGCTGGAGTTGCTGGCGCGCGAGGTGGCGAAGTGAGCGTACAGGACAAGGCGCTACTGCGTGCGATCTCTGGGGACCGGGCGCTGGGCTCGGTGATGTTGTTTCGGCACCGGCACTCTTATGCGAGCCCGGACTTTCATGTGACGATCATGGACTTGTGGAGGAGTGCGGAGGAGTTCGTGCTGATCGAGGCGTTCCGGGAGGCGGCGAAGACTACGCTTGCGGAGGAGTTTTTGCTGATGGAGGCGGCCTTTGGGAATTTCTTCTATTGCGTGATTTTTGGGGAGACCTACGCCAAGGCGTGCCAGAAACTGGAGGCGATCGCCTATGAGGCGCGCACCAACCACAAGTTGCTGAAGTTGTTCGGGGGCACGAAGTTCCTGCCGCGAAAGCCCATCGAGAACAAGATCTGGTTTCATTCGGGCGCCTTAATCGAGTGCGCTGGCTGGGAGCAGGAGATAACCGGGTTCAAGTATCTGGATCGGCGGCCCGATCGGGCCTATCTGGATGACGTGGAGAACTTGGAGCGGGTGCGCTCGACCGAGGCGGTGGATGCCACCATGCGAAAACTCTACTCCGAGGTGCTCCCGGCGCTCGATAAGACCGCGCGCAAGGTCCGGGTGACCGAGACGCCCCGGGCGCCTGACTGCCTGGTGACGCGGCTACGGGCCAACCCGGACTGGTTGTGCGCGGCTTTCCCGATCTGCGATGGCGAGATCGATGCGCCGCAGACCCGCTCGGGGTGGCCGGAGCGCTACCCCATGGAATGGATCCGCCGCGAGCGCGACCGCTACGAGCGCGCCGGCATGGTGCGCCAGTTCATGCAGGAATTCATGCTGAACGTCGACGAGGGCGAGGCGAAAGCCTTTCAGGAGGAGTGGCTGCGCTACTCCGATGTGGCCCCCGCCGCGTGGCTTGCGAGAAAGGCGATCTACGACCCGGCGAGGACCCCGCACGTGGGGAGTTCCGCTCGCACCGGCAAGGTGGTCGTCTCCCGCCTGGGCTCGCAGATCCTCGTGCACGAGTCGGGGGGCTACTTCTGGAAGCCCGACGAGATGCGCACCGATATCTTCGCGACCTGGGAGCGCCACCGCTGCGCGGAGGTGGGGGTGGAGAAGGACTCCCTGGACGAGTACCTGATGCAGCCGCTGCGCTACGAGATGCTAAAGCGCGGGGTGGCCGTGCCGCTTCGCGAGTTGCGCGCGCCCCAGGACCGCGACAAGGAATCCTTCATCATGGGGCTGCAGCCCTTCTTCAAGGCGGGCGATGTGGTCTTGATCGGGGGCAAGCGCGCGCACGCCCAGCTCGTGGCGGAGCTGAACAACTTTCCCAAGGGCAAGGTGGACATTCTGAACGCGCTCGCCTACGCTTTGCGCATGTTTGCGGGAGAACCGGTGTACCCGGACTTTGGCGAAGCCAACATAGGCCCCGCCCCGGAGCCGCGCGCGGGTGAGCGCGTTAGCCTGTGCTGGAACGCCTCGGCCTCCGAGACCGTGTGCGTGGTGCTCATCGCGCGCGCCCGGCACTGGCACATCGCGCGCGATTACGCCGCCTCGGGGCCCACGTTGGATGCGGTGCGCGCGATCATGGCCGAGGTGCGCCCCGAGTTTCGCGCGCGGCTCGACTCCTACGCCCCGGCGGAGTTGCATGATTCCTGGCAGCGCGTGGCGCTCGTGCCCGCGCTCAAGCAGGAGCGCTTGACCCCGCGCCGCGCCGAGCACGTGGCGATCGCCCGCGGCGTGCTGGCCGAGCCCATCCGCACCACGATCGGGGGCACGCGCGCCTTGACCGTGGCGAAGGACGCCCCGCGCACCCTGGCCGCGCTCTCCTGCGACTACAAATACCCCATGGGCCGGGCCGCCGAACCCGAGCCCGGAATCTCACGCTTGAGCGCCGAGGCGATCGAGTGCGCCTACGCCATCCTGACGCGCCAACTTGACAGCGAGGCGGACGGTGGCAGAAACTACGCGCTTAATGCTCAGGGCGTTCGCTACCAGACCGCCCTGCCGCAACGTCGCGCATAAGGAGCCCGACCCATGCCCGTATCCAAGTCCCACGCCAAAAAGTCCCCCTCGCAAAACCCGGTGGACTTCTACGAGTCGAAGCAGTCCGGCGGCGCCGAGGGCAAGAACCCGGCGAAGGTCCCCGACAAGCTGAAGTCCGGCACCATGCGCGAGAAAATCTACGGGAGGAAGGACCTCTCGTGAAGCGGCTAGGCGCGCTCGCAGCCCTCCTCCTCGCCGGCTGCGCCTCGGCGCAGACGCCCGCGCCGCCTGCGCCCGCCGAGAATTCCCTGCAGCAGATCGCCGCGGCCGACCTGGAGGCCGCCATCGCTGGCGCCAAGGCGGAGAACGACCAGGTGGGGCTCGCCTGCTGGCTCGCGCTGCAGTCCGCGCTACCGACCATCAATCGACCGTTGGCCGAAGTGAAGGGCGTCGCCTCCGCGATTGAGGCGAAGCGTCAGGTGAAGTCCCGCATCGCCGCCGGCATCCCGCCCGCGGTGGTCAGCGGCTGCGCGAACCTCTACGTCGAAGAGAAGGTGGGCGTGATGAAAGACCTCATGCTTTTTCTAGGACTGGTGAGATGAAGAAAGACAAGAAGAAGCAGAAGCACGCAAGCGCGCCCAAGGACGGCAAGACGAAGCGCTTCGGGAACTCCATGGCGCCGCTCTTCGGGGTGAGCGCGAAGAAGCCCGAGCCCGACACCAAGCCCCCCGCGAAGAATCCGGCCAAGGTGCGCTCCGCGCGCATGGCGCGCCTGCACGGCAAGCTGATCTGATGTGGCCCAGCGCCCCGAAAAAAAGGAATCCGCCCCGGCCGCGCGCGTAGATTCGCTGGCAGCCCCGGGCGCGCTCGAGACCGGCGAGCAGGTAGAGAACTTCGCGAAAGACGAGGGCGCGGAAGTATACAAGCAGGCGGCGAAACTCTATCGCGCCATCCAGTCCGCCTACGAGGGCAAGCAGGAGCAGTGCGACAGGCTGGAGGAATACTGGAATATCTTTTCCTGCCGCCCCGACACCAATCAGCAGTACAACGGCAACTCCCAGTGCTACATCCCCGCGGTTCGTGACTGCGTGAACGCGCGCGCTAAGCGCACGCTAAAGCAACTCTTCCCCTCCCGACACCGCCACATCGAGGCGGTGGGCTCCGACCCGGAAACCCCCTACGCGCAACTCGCGCTCCTTGAGCACGATGTGCGCTCGTTGAGGCTGAAGGAGATCGTGCGCTCGGATCTCGTCGCGGGGGATGTCACCGGGCAGTGGAATCTCTACATCGACTGGACGAAATCCTACCGGCGCATAACGGAACTCATCAAGCGAAACCCCGCGCTCGATTCCGTCGAGGGCGAGGAAGTCTCGCTCATCGATCCCACCGAGGAGGAGGAGGCGACCGAGGAATCCGACGTGCTCGAAGAAGGCCCTACTGTGGTGGACTTCGCCACCGAGGACTTGGCGGTGGTGCCGCCCACGGAGAACGACATCGAGCGCGCGCTCTCGGTGACGCTGCGCCTTCGGCTGTCGAAGGAGCGGGTGAAGGAATTCATCGATGAGGGGGTCTTCGTGTTGCGCGAGGGAGAAACCGCCGACCAACTCTGGGAGGACCTGGAGAAGCAGGCTAACCCGGATGCGACGATGGATCGTAAGGTGCCGCCCAAAGCGCGCGCCAATGCGGCCGGCATAAAGACCAACGGCGCGGACAAATACCTGCTCGTCTACGAAACCACCGCGCGGCTCGACTTCGAGGAAGACGAAGGCACCGTATCGCGGCTTTCCTACATCTACTTCGCCTCGCAGGAGCGGATTCTCGGCATTCTCAAGGCCCCGCAGTGGGGCGGGAAGCGCCCGATCATCTCCGCCCCGGTCGAGCGCGTGAAGGGCTCCTTCTTCGGGGTCTCCAAAGTAGAGCCCGTCAAGTTCCTGCAGTGGAACCTGAATGACTTCTGGAACATGGGGCAGGACTCCGCCATGTATTCCCTGCTGCCCATCTGGGCGGCGGACCCGGAGAAAAATCCTACGTGGGCTTCCATGGTGATGGGGTTGGCGGCGGTGTGGCCGATCGCCCCGGACGCTATCAAGCCGTTGACGCAGCCCCAGCTCTACAAGGACTCCTACCAGATTTGCGACGGCATCAAGCGCCAGATCTGGGAATCGATGGATGTGAACGAAATGATGATGGGCAGGATGCCCCCGGGGCGCAAGAACAACCAGTTGATGGGGCAGTTCCAGATGGACCAGATGGCGAACATCATGGACAACGCCGAGCGCTACGAGGAGGCGATGCTCACCCCGCTCGCGGAGCGCCTGTTCGAGTACGAGCGCCAATTTCGCACAACCAAGGTGTTAGTCGAGCAGCGCGGCGAGATCGGGGTCAAAGCCAAGATGACCGAGGTTGATCCCAAGAGTTTCGAGCAGCGCTATCAGTTCATGTGGGCGGGAACATCCATCGTGCAAAGCCAGCAGTTGCAGCAGATGCGAATCGCCGGCATGAACGTGCTGCGCGGCATCCCGCCCCAGCAGATGAACGGGCGCAGGCTCGATGTGACCCCGATCCTAGAGCAGTTCGTCGAGGGTCTCTACGGCCCGGAGATGGGACCGAAAATTCTGATCGACGAGCGAAATCTTTTCACGGTCCCCGCTGAGACCGAGAACCTGATGATGCACAACAACATGGCCGTTCAGGTGCACGAGGCCGACGACGACCAGCGCCACATCATCGAGCACACGCAGGGCGCGCAGTTGACGGGCGATCCGTACGGGCGTTTCCGCGCGCACATCGCAATGCACACGATGGCGATGCAGGCGAAACTGCAGCGCCAGCAGCAGCCCCAGCCCGGCGCACCCGGTGTGCCGGGCGGTGGCGGTCCGGGCGTGCCCGGCCAGCCGCGCCCGGGCGCAGCACCGGCTGGACCGAGAAACGCCATGCAAAATCCGCCCGGTCTTCCCGGCCCCGATCAGGGCGTGGGACCGCCGCGCGGCTAACCGCAAAAGGAGATCCATGGCCTACAAATACACGGTAACGAGCAAGATGAAAGACCCGACGAACGGGAATATCGTCATCACGGCGGACTTCGTTGATGATGCACTCCCGAGTGTCGTATACACGTTCAAGACGTTCGGCTTCGACCTGACGGATGCCTTCATAGACGACTGGGCCGGCAAGACCATCAACGTGCTGATGACGCGGGATGCGAACTTCCCGAACATCACGGTTGGAGTTCAGACTATCCCGAGGGCTCCCGTCGTCTCCCCCGTGGCGTCGGCACAGGGCGCTTTCATGAAGGCGTCCGAGGCCGCACAGGTCAAGGCGCGCAACGATCCGGACGAGATGGCAGCCTACGCCGCATTGATCGCGCTGGACGCGCAGAAGTGATCGTGTGCGCAATCTGCGCCTGCTCATACTGGCGGTTCTCATGGCGGTAGCCTTCGTCCAGAGCGCATCAGCCCAAGGCAACAGCGGGGGCGCGACCACGGGCGCAAAGGATTTCACTGGAGCTAACTTTGTCTCTCTGGTGACCGACTTCCTGAATTCCGGTGGCGCTCCGACGATTAGCGACAGCACTGGAGTGAATACCTGGAATGCGCTTACCACGCGCACCGCTGCGGTGTCTGGTGCGGCGCGTATTTACTACGCCATAAATCCCACGGTTAGCGCGTCGATGACATTCAGCGCGCTGAAAACCGGGAGTTTCGCATCTCTGGCCGTGGCCGGATTTTCCGGCGTGGATACGTCCTCTCCGTTCTCCGCCGAGAATGGCGCAACCAGCGCCAGCGCATCATCGATAGCGGCCGGCTCAGTAGCCGGTGGTGATGTGATCTTCACGGGCGGGCTCTTCGAGCAGGCGAGTGGGACGCGCTCGATAGATTCCTTGTTCACCAAGTTCGCTGACCTCAGCACCAACGCGGGCGTGAGTTTCGGCGTGCAGGCGGCATACAAAGTCGTCACCGCGACAGAGAACCCCAATTGGTCTACGGACGGGGGCGCCGCTGCTGTCGAGTTCGCCATAGCAGCATTCAAGGCATCAAGTGGGGGTGGTGCCACGCCGTGGGCGCACCGCTTCGCGCGCATGATCAACGCCGGCGGAGCGCACGCAGGCTGACCCGTGTACATTCAGAACGCATCGGCATCGATCGATTTCTGCATGGTCACCACGGCCGGGGCCGCGGACGCCGCGGCCACGGTGGCCGCTCGCAGAATCCTCGATGGCGTGGGCTTCACCTCGTGCCTGGGGAACGTGATAAACCGCGGCGCAGGCGGCTACTCGTTGATCGCGGATTCCTCCGACATGAACGGGAAAACGGTCGGGCTCTACTTCACCGCCTCGGGTGATGTGCCGCTCTCCTTCACGTTTCCCACCACCACCGCCGACCCGCACAACAACACGAGCTTCGGACTCTCGCGGCTCGATTCGAGCGTCTCCACCCGCATGGCGACTTTCACCCTGCCCACCAATTTCGCATTCCTCGGCCTCTCCTCCACCGGGCATGTGCTGAACGTGGACACGCTGCAGATCTACACCAGCAACACGCCGCAGTCCGGAGATTCGTTCCCGAAGGTGAACACGAATCTCGACTCCACGATTTCCTCGCGCATGGGCACCTTCACCCTGCCGCTGCGCTTTCCGCTACTGGCGATAGATGCGAGCGGACAGGTGACGATGGGAACGGCGGCGAGCGGCTCCATCGACGCGGCGGCGTTCACGACCGCGGCGCTAAACGCCATGGCGGACGCCCTCCTCGATCGCAACATGGCGACGGGAGCGGACTCGGGATCGAACACCGTTCGCACCGTGCGCCAAGCGCTGCGCGTGCTGCGGAATAAGGTGGACACCACAACGGGCCAGGTATTCAAGGAAGACGATTCGACGGTAACCTTCACATTCACCGTGACAACTGCGGCGGGCAACCCCATCACGATATTCGATCCGGACAACGTATGATAGAGCTGAGAAAGTGGCTGTACAGCAAAGCCTATGCGCTGGTGCAGCGCAAGGGCTATCATTGCCAACTGGTCTACGTCGAGGAGCGGCTGTTGGCGGCGGCGAAATTTGCGATTGCGGAAGCCGAGCGCGTCGGGTTGGCTGCCAGAAAGTCGGGCTTCGCCAAGCATCAGGACGCGGACCGGATGCTCACCAACATCTGCCCGGAAGCAAGCGAGCACGACCGGGCGACCGCGATTCAGATCGCAATCGAACTCGTAAGGCGCGCCTGATGTGTTTCGCGTCACCGGCATCTGGACATGGACAGGATCGACCGGGCCGCCGCCGCCGGGCCCGCCTGCCGTAACTGTAAGGAGTCAACCCTTGGACGGATCATCCCCCCTACGCCCGCAGGGCAATACCTTCGTCCTCGCGGCGACACCGGCCGCACCTGCCGCCGCAACGCAGCCCCTCGTAGGCCCCACGGCGGGCGAAGTCGATTACCTCATGTTCAACCCGGGCGCGTTCGATGCGTTCGTGGCCTACGGGATGTCGAGCACCGCCGCGGTTGCGAACGCGGTAGCCCCGATCGTCGGGGGCTCCCAGCCCGTGGTTCAGGTGCCGCACGGCCTCATGAAAACCTACACGCTCGCGGGCGCCCCCTTCTTCGCCGCCGTTGCCCCGCTGGGCTCGACCACCGTCAACATCACCCCGGGCTACGGCATATGATGCCCGAGGACGCGCGCGACACCGGCTATGACCCAGCGGAAGAATACCCTTGGGATGCCGAGCTCACCTATCCCCTGGACCCGGATGAAGGCGACGACGAAGACGATTGAGCCGTGTCTGGGCATACCGGTGCGCTTCTCGCCTGCCGCTCGCGTGATATGCGACTCGCGCGGCATCTGGCGCTGGAAGGAAATCGTGGTGGGACCGGACTTTTTCCGCTTTCCCCCAGCCGAGCAGCAGGCGCTACTGCTGCACGAGGCCGGGCACTGCCTGCGGTTCCACGTGGAACGCCGAATTCTCGCGATTCTCACCCGGCCGTGGGCTGTCGCTGGGCTCTGTCGCGCGCAGGAATACGAGGCGGACAACTTCGTGCGCTCCGCCGGCCGCGGGCTGGCGCTCGCCAGCGCCTTCTCGCGCCTGCGCTCTGCGCCGGGGCCGTTTCACCCGCCGCTATCCGAGCGCATCAGCCGCCTCATTTGACATAATCTGGGATTGCGCCTACATTTCTTACGAAATCGGCCGCTCCCGAAGGAGAATTCGATGTATTTTGCCGCCAGCCTGATCGGTACTCTCGTAGCAGCTCTCTTTCGACCCCTGATTACCCCGATCAAGACCGGCCCCGCCTCGATAGCGGCCACCGTCCCGGGCCAGCAGGGCGCGATGTCCGATTACGCGGGCTTGGCGACCGCGCTGCAGTCGCTGGCAACGAACGGCTCGCCCGCCTTCGGTAACTGGACCTCCACGCTGGTGCCGAATCTGGCCGCGGCGACCTATCAGGGCAATCAGCTCCCCTGCGGCATCATCCGACGCTTCAGCCCGGCCGCGAACTACACCGACTCCACCGACACCGCGGCGAACATCATCGCCGCTATCCCCGGGGCGATCGTCAACCAGACCTTTCCCTTTCTCGTTGCCAACCTTGGCTCGGGCATCGGCACGCTTGCGGCTGGTACCGGGGTCACCATCGCGGGCACCGCGACCATCGCCTCGAACGCGACCCGTCTTTTCCTTGGTCAAGTGACCGGCTCCGCGGCGGTCACGATCACGAGCCTCTTCCAGTGGGGCAACGGCACCGGCTACACCAACACCACGGGCCTATGAGCTACACGAAAGTCGCCATCTGCGTGCCCCACGCGGGGTTCTTCCACGCGGAATTCGGTATCTGTCTCGCCCAGATGTGCGTCTACTGCGCATCGGCGTTATTCGAGGAGGGGCAGAACCGAGACATGATCTTCGTTGAGCGCCGCACCTCGAACCTGCCGCGCTCGCGTCAGGAGTGCCTGGAGGATGCGATTCTGCAGGACTGCACCCACGCGCTCTTTCTCGACACCGACCAGACTTTCCCGATGGACACGGTGCACCGGCTCATCCGCTGGAAGAAGCCCTTCGTGGGCTGCAATATTCCGCTGAAGACGCTGCCCTCATTCCCGACCGCGCGAGCGCGCAACGCCTCTCCATTCGGGTCTCCGGTGTACTCGAACCGCAACGACGCGATGGGGCTGGAGAAAGTGTGGCGCGTGGGCGCCGGCATCTTTCTGCTGGAGCTTTCGGTGCTCTCGAAGATCGAGAAGCCGTGGTTCGAGGTGCGCTACTCCGACAAACACGCGACATTCGTCGGAGAGGACTGGTTCTTCTGCAAGAGACTCGAAGACGCGGGGATCGACATCCTGATAGACCACGAACTCTCCCGTCAGGTGGGGCACATCGGGCTGTTCCACTACACCCACGCGCACATCCCGCAGATGGTCGAGGAGGCGGCGGCATGATTTCTCTTCTGATGGCTCTGCTGCGACCGGCGTCGATTTTCCCGGTGCCGCGCGGGATCGAGCCCGACCGCACCGGAGAGTGGGGCCTGTTCGGGTTCATGCACAACGCGAACAGTTACGCCGCCGCGATGGCGAGTTACACCACTTCTCCGGCCCCGGCGATCAGCGGCACCGACATCAGGAAGGGCTTCATTCAATTGAATTCGGGAGCGGGCGCGGGCTTCAATATCACGCTGCCATCCACCACCGACATCTTGAACGCCTTGAGCGCGAATACGACGCTGCCCACGGACGGGAGTTTCTGGAAGCCAATCATTTTCAGCAACCAGTCCGGGCAGACTGGCACGGTGACGGCCGCGGACGCGATGACATCGGTGCTCGGTAGCGCGCTCGTGCAGACCAGCACCGCGCGCCTCATGATGATGCGCGTACTCGGGTCCACCGTTCAGTTGACCAGCATCGGAGCGCTTTCCCTATGAGCCGCCTGCTCGAGCTCCTGCTCCTCCTCCTTCGCCCAGCCGCCGAGGCCCCGGGGGATTCGCCGGCCGAACCTTCCGCGGCCGACGATCCCCCGGCGGACGAGCCGGAAATCGAAGGAGAGCCCTCGCCGGAAGAACCGCAGCCCGCAGACGATCCGGCCGCGCGCCTTGCTGCGGAGCTCGCCGCCGAGAAAGAGGGCCGCGCCCGAGACCGGGAGCGCGCCGACCGCTACGAGCGCGAGATGGCCGATGCGCGAGCGCGCCAAGCCAAGCCGGCCGTCAACGAGGAGTGGGAGCGCGAGGAAGCGATCCTGCGCGACCCCAATTCCACCGCCGAGCAAAAATGGACGGTCGGGGCGAACCGCCGCATTCGGCAGACCGAGGCGCTGGCGCAGCAGTCCTACGCGCAGTCCTACGACATGTCGGACAAGGCGGCCTTCTCGGCGTTGTGCCTGTCCGACCCGATGGCCAAGCGCTACGAAACCCGCGTCGAGGAAGAGTTGAAGCGCGCGCGCGCGGCCGGTCAGAACCCTTCACGCGAGGCGGTCTACACCTACATGATCGGCAATGACACGCGAGAGGCAAGAAAGAAGAAGGCTGCGCAGAGCGCGCCGGTGGTGAATCGAGGAAAAACCCCCGGAGTCAAATCCGACGTGTCGGGGCGCGGTGCCGCACTGACCGAGCATCAAAAGCGCGTCCAGCGGCTGGAAAACCAGCAGATCTAGGAGCAGTTCATGAACAGCAAACTCACCGTTATCGCTGGCTTTATCGGCGCGCTCTTCCATCCCGGAGTGACCAACTCTGCATCAGGCTTTCAGTCCGATGTAGAAGCCTACATTCAGGAGGAAGTCGAGCCGCTGGCAAGGCGCCAACTCGTCGCCTACCAGTTCGGCAAGCCCCTGCGTCTGGACATCAACCGCGGCACGACCTACACCGCATCGCGCTACGAGCGCCTGCCGCTCCCCTACGCTGCGCTGCAGGAAGGTGTTGCGCCGCCCGGGGAATCGATGTCGCTCTCCCAGGTGACCGCGACCGCCCAGCAGTGGGGCGATCTCGTGCGGATCACCGATGTCGCCAACCTGACGATCAAGCACCCGCTCTTCCAGCAAGCGATACAACTGGTATCCCTGCAGATGCCAGAGACGCTGGAGCGCAACACCATGCAGACGCTCCTCGCCGGGAATCAGATCAACTACGTGAATTCTCGCGCGAGCCGTGCGCTGCTCGTTGCCACGGATGTGCTATCGCCCACCGAGATTTATCGCGCGGTGGGCTCGATGGAAACCTACGGCGTACCGCACTTCATGGGGGATGAGCGCGAAGACCTCATGATCGAGGCCGGCACCCGCAAGGACATGAGTCGCTCGCCTGCGGTCATGCAGCACTATGTGGCGTTGATCCACCCGCTGCCGGTGCAGGACATGAAGTCCAATGCGACGGTCGCGAACGCCTGGGCGCAGTCCGACGTTAACCGCCTCTACAACAACGATCTGGGGGAGTGGGGCGGTGTTCGTTTCTGCAAGAGCAACATGGTGCCCTACTTCGTGGGCGTCGCAGACCCGGCGACGAACACCGGGGCCACGCAAGGCGGCGCACTCGCGGCGAACACCTATTTCATCCAGATCACGGGCGCGCCCGCGCAGACATCGGTTGAGCAGCGCATCTACCAGGTATCGGCGGGCGTCGTCGTAGGCGGAGCCGGTCAGGGCTCGATCACGGTGGTGCTGCCCACGCTCGCCAACTACGTGTTCAACGTCTACATCGGCACGAGCGCGACGCCGACCAATCTCGGCCTGTCGGCCTCCGGCCCCTCGACCGGACCGCTTGCCGGACAGGCTACGCAGCTCCCCTCCGGCTCCACCGTGGTCATCACCGGCATAGGCGCTGCGCAGACCCCGCCCGCCGCGCCCGCGACCGGCGTCTCGGTCTTCCCGACCATCGTCATCGGCAACCACAGCTACGGCCAGGTGCTGCTGGAGAACCCGGAGTTCAACTACCTGACCGGCGCGGACAAGTCCGACCCGCTCAACCAGACGCGCGTGGTGTCGTGGAAAGTGTTCTACGGCAGCATCATTCTCAATCAGGCGTTTTTCATGCGTATCGAATCTTCGAGCGCCTTCACGCCGGGCTATAGCGCCGGGACGGTGCTGACCTGATGAGCCAAGCCCCGCAACTCTCTAAGGACGAGCAGATCGCGGCCCTGCAGGCCGAGATCGACGCCCTCAATGCGAAACTCGTCGTCTCCGAGAGCAGGAACGACGAGGCGGCGAAGCGCGCCGCATTCTTCAGTAACGGCGCCGAAGCGATCCCCACCGGGAAAACCGTCAAGCGCCGCAAGTGCAAGAACCCGTGGGAGAAGGACGAAGACTTTCAGGTGTGGGAAGAGGCGGAAATCCCGACCTTCGAGTTGAAGATCAACATGCCCCCGGTGGGCGGCGTGCAGATCATGCTGAACGGCGAGGCGCTGCAGCACGGCCTTACCTACACGCTCGACATCGATCAGGTGCGAGTCGTGAAGGACGTCGTGTACAGGCTCGAAGCGCACGAGGCGAACGTCTTCGGCACCAACGAGAACGCCTATCGCAAGGCCACGAACGCAATCTTCTCCGGCAAACACGGCGGCAGGATTCACTGATGCGCTGGCCCTCGTTCTTTCCCTTTCGCAAGCCCGACGCCCCCGAATCGGGGCGTCTTGCAATGGGGAACTACAACTTCACCGCGCAACTTCCCAATGGGCGCGCGATCCAGTTCGCCGGCTACACCTACTCCGACGATACCCCGCAGGACGTTGCCGAGAGGCTGGACGCGATACAGGATCAGGTGGACCGGGTGCGATCGCGCTGCGAGATCCCCGAGCTGGAGGCGGCGCGCGACCAGAAAATCAAACTGCTTGAGAACATGCGCGACGTGCTCTCAGAACTCGAATCTCGCCAGAAGACCGGCGACAAACTCTCGTCCACCGAAATCATGCAGATTCAGAATCTGCGCGTGAATCTCGGAAAGGCGAAAGAGGACATCGAGAAGGGGCAGCAAGCCATCGTGGAGGCGAAGCGCAAAGCGGGCCTGAGGTGAGCCCATGGCGCTCACCGCAGCCCAGATCGTCGCCAGGGCCTGCACGATAGCCCACTGCCCCGGCTTCACCCAGCAGGGCGGACAGTACCTAAATCTCGCACTGAACGACCTCTGCCTGCATCGTAACTTGAAGATGCTGCGGCAGGTTGAGTCGATCACCGTTTCCTCTGGCTCCAACGGCCCCTTCTCGCTGCCGGCGAACTACCTGCGAACCTATGACCTTTTCTTCACGGTCAACAACTTCCCGTACTTCCTTTTTCCGATCTCGCAGAAGGACTACGACAAGCTTTTCAAGGACCCCTCGATAGCGAACTATCCCTACTGCTACGCGACCGACCTGACCGGACAGCAGACGCAGGCCCCAACTCAGCTTTTCATCTTCCCGCAGACGACGAGCTCGCTTGCGATGACGCACCGTTACATGATCAACATGCCAGACATTGCGACGCCGGAATCCTCCGCCACAGTGCCGTGGTTTCCAGATCAGGACTACCTGATACAGGCTACCGCGCTGCGTCTCATGGGGGAGATCGACGACGAGCGGGCGAAGATGTGGGAGAAAAAGTGCGAGGACATGCTGCGCACGCACCTCATCATGGAGGGAGACGAGCAGGAAGTCGTGCACGACATCGGGCTTGATCCGCGGCGCTTCAGGATCAACAACAAGATCAGGCCCATCAAGCTAAACCCGTACTAGCCCATGCCGGTATCCCAGAAGCAATTTCCGGTAAGAATGACCGCGCGCGGAGTGTCGGACGCCTTCGACGCTACCGACAAATTCCCCGGGGCGTGCCTGCTGCTGACCAACCTCGTGTTCGATCAGGCGAACCCGGAGATCATGGTATCGCGCCCCGGTGTCTCTCAGATCACCGATTTCTCGTCGTTCACGACGCCGGGCGTAATTTCGGTCAGCGCGACAATCGGCGGGATCACCTACGGGATGATCTCCTCTGGCTTGAACGCGAACAAGGATCAGCCATTTGCCTACGATCACAACGCTGGCGCGTTCTTGGCCGTGTCCGGTATCACGAACCCCAACACCCCGACCACGCAGGCGACGAGCGGCCCATGGGTGCCGCCAACAATGGCTAGCGTGGGAACGCTTATCTACGTGACGCATCCGGGATTCCCCGGAGCCGGGACCATGTTCGGCGTGTTCGATATCTCAGTGCCGGGAGCGCCGGCCTGGAGCGCGGGAGATACGGGGACGCACGGGCTCCCGTCCGTGCCGAGTGCGGTTTCAAATTTCGGCAACCGGGCATACTTCGCTTGCGGCAATACGACGCCCTACACAGACGTTCTTGCGAACAACAGGACGAGCGCCTCGCAGGCTCTCACCGTAGGCGATGCGTCCGACATTACCGCGTTCTTCGGCCTGCCGATCCAGACGACTTCGAGCGGCATCGTGCAGGCGCTGCTGGTGTTCAAGGACTTTCAGGTGTGGCAGATAACGGGGGATTCGGACAGCAGCAATCTCGCGCTTAATTTTATCTCGCTCACCTTCGGCACGCGCTCGCCGCGCTCTCTCGCGGGCTCGCCCCTCGGGGTCTACTTCGCATCGGGCTCGGGGCCGATGATCGTTGATCAGTTGGGGGTGCTGCGAGCGGTGACCTACTCCGGGCAGCAGAACGAGCCCGACCTGCATGTGCCGTGGCAGAACGTGACGACGCCATCCCGCATCTGCGGGTCCTACAGTGGCACCGTGTATCGGGTCTGCATGGAGACCACTATAAACGGGGTAACGGCGACGAATGATTACTGGTTCGACGAGCACAAGCGGCGTTGGAGCGGACCGCACAGCTTTCCCTACGACAACGCGACGCAGTTTCAGGACTATTTCGTGCTGGTGTCGAACGCAAATCCGGCGATGCTCATCAAGAGCGAGATAGATGCGTCAGGCGGGTCGGTATACACCGATTTGGGATCGAGTTTCATGTGCACCGAGCAGACGGCGACTTTCCCCAAGACCGGGGAGATGGAAATGCACATGGTGGCGGAGTCAACGATAGAACTAGCCTCCGCGCAAGGGGCGGCATCCTACAGCATCACCGCGCTCGATGATCTGGGCAACGCGCTCAACAACTGCTCCATTTCGGTGCTGCCGTCCGGCTCTCTGTGGGGCTCCGGAGTGTGGGGCGGCTTTAACTGGGCATCCTCAACGAATGTGCCCACCACATACAACGTGCCGTGGACCGCGCCGCTGGTTTTCAAGAAGATGGCGATATACATCTCCGCGACGGCCAGCACGCAACTTGCCATCGGCACGTTCTTTGCGCGCTACAAGAAGTTGGGATACGTCAATGTTCGCTGATCTATTCCGTCCGAAGTCGATCGTAGGGGCGCTGCCGGTCACCCTAACGAACGGCACGACTGCGGACGCAACGCAGGTCATGCAGGACTTGAACTGGCTCGTCAATCAGGTCAACGCGAACGCGGCGCCCCTGTCCACTACCGCGCTCGTCAACGCGAACAACAATTTCTCAGTGGTGCAGTCCGGTGTTGCGGCCACCTCTCCGGCTAATTTTCCGATTGCCTCGCAGGTTCAGAACCAGTCGTTCAACACCCTGTCCAGCACGCTCGGCACGAACACGATTACCGCCCGGGTTTCCGCGCTGCCACTCACCGCCTATGCGACGGGGCAGGTGTTCACCTTCGTGCCCTCGCAGACGAACACTGGGCCGGCGAGCCTTACGGTGGACGCGGCGGGTTCCTCGATCATCTTCACGATGGGGAGCACGCTTCGCGGAGGGGAATTGCGGGCTGGAGTTCCGGCGCTGGTGTTCAGGGACGGATCGAAACTGAACCTAGAGAACTCAGCGCAGGCGAAACTACCCACCTATACTCAGTTTCTCGGGGCAGATGTTGCGCTCAACAACACGGTGACGCAATTCACCGGCCCCATCGTTAATCAGGGAACGGTAGGCATATGGCTCGTCACTACCAACTTGGTGTTCATAGATACGGCCGGGGCCGCGGAGTTTGTGTACGCGATCACGGATGGCGGCACCGTTTTCGCCAGTGGCGTTACGCAGTCCAGAACCGCAAATGCGCCGGTTTCGGCATCCATTACCGCAATATGCGCTGATCCTGTAGCGGGACTGCGCGCGATTGGGCAAGACCTAACCAGCACGAGCGGTGCGATGCTGTTCAACCGAAGCGGCACCTTGAGGGACTGTTCCATCACTGCGGTGCGTATCGCATGATCTACCTCACCGCAGAAGCGAATCTCTACGTTTCATTGAGCGGGAGCGATGCCAACGATGGCTCCGTCAACTCTCCGTGGAGGACGCCGCAGCACGCGGCGGACGAACTGCACAGAAACTACGACCTATGCGGTTTCCCGATCACAATCAGCGTCGGGCCGGGCCAGTACGGCCCCTTGGTATTGAGCGGTCCGTTTCGCGGTGTGGCTTCCCGATCTGGAGTCAACTTTGTCGGCACGCAGTCTCACAATGTCGTGTCCGATACCGGGTTCGTGGCGGGCGACGGATGCAACGCTCTTACGGCGATGGACGGCGCGCAGGCAACACTCTCCGGCTTCTACACGCAGGCGACTGGCGGCGGGACCTACGGCCGAGGCATCATCTGCCACAACCTTTCCAGCCTGCAACTGAACTGGTGGGAGCATCGCGCCTGCTCTCAGTCGCACGTTCTCGCGGGCGGCGGTGGCATCGTGAATCTCGGGGGCACCCACATGCTGACCGGAGCGGCCCCGATCTTCATGCTCGCCGAGGACATGGGGATTGCGTATCTCAGCGGGGACCTGTGGATCGTGAACACCATGACCTTCTCGACGGCGGCGGCGGTGGCCGATCGTGGCGGGCTGGTGGACTTCTCTTACACGACCGTTAGCCCCATCGGGGGCGCGGTCGCGCACGGCGTAAAATACAACGCCAACACGCTCGGGAAAGTCGTCGGCTCCTACGCGGGCGGCATCGGCATACCCGGCGATCAGGCCGGCATCACCGCAACAGGAGGGATATACATCTAATGTGGATTCTCACTTCATTAGGCCGTCCCGGCCGGATCAGGGACACCGTTGACTCCTACTCGTGGGGCGGGCACTCGAGCGTGCTCCTCACCCTCTACGAGAAAGACCCGAAGCTCCGGGACTACTTGGCGCAGGAGTGGCCCGATTGCTGGCACATCGAGATCGTGCCCATGCTCGGTAACGGCCCCACCTATAACGAGATTCTGAGGCGCTACCCGGACGAGGAGAATTACGGGTTTCTCGCCGACGATGTGCTGCTGAATACGCCAGGTATGCTCGCCGAGCTGGAGCGAAGCGCGGGCAACTGGCACATCGCCTACTCGAACGACCAGCACCACGGAGAACTGATCCCCACGATGCCGTGCATCGGGGGCGATCTCGTGCGCTCGATAGGCTATCTTTCTCCCCCGAATTTCGAGCACTGGGGAATAGACGTTGTGTGGGGTGAATTCGGAAAGCGCATGGGCCTGCTGTCCTATCGCCCCGATCTCGTCTACACGCATTTGAACCCGATCTGGGGAACGGCCGAAGACGACCGCACCTATCAGCTCGCCCGTCAGCGGAGTTTCGGGTTCCACGACATTTACCGCATTTGGCTTATCGGAGGAGAGTTCGAGCGCGCGCGGGCTCGTGTGTCCTCCGCCATGCGGGCCAAGGCAGCGTGACTTACTTGGGACAGGAACGGCGCTCGATCACGCTGGACGGGCTCACCGAGCAGGTCGAGTGCACGGTGAAGTCGTTCCGGGAATTCCGGAGGGACGAGTTCATGCCGCTGCGCCGTGACGTGGAGAAACTGCACACATGCGTGGACGAGGTACTCAATATCGTGAAGTTTCTCAAGACCGCGTTCAAGGTGTCGGTCTACGTCATCTCGGCCATGGCTTCGGCAATGCTTTTTTTGCACCAGATGGGCGTTATCTGAGGCCGGCGTAGAATGGGGGCGCGATGCACTACGACATAAATTACGGCTGGGTGCCCGATGGGCAGACAGGAAATCTCGGAGGCGACGAGATGGCCGACTGGCTACCGGCGGGCTCCCCCACGACAGCGGCCCCCGCGTGGATGTCTCCCACAGACGCGGCGGCGCTGCGCGGCTCCGAGCAGCAGATCAACGGGCAGTGGTATATCCCATCCTCGGCGCAGAACTACATCACGAACAAGTACAACATCGGCGAGAAGCCGGACTGGACTGACAAGTTCGTGAATCTGGCTGCGCTCGGGGTATTCGGGGCGCCATTCCTCGCGGCCGGCCTCGGGGGTGCGGCGGCCGGCGGCGCAGAGGCGGCGGCACCGAGTGCCATTACAGCACCAGCAGCAGGAGGCGGCGTGGGCGACCTATTCGGCGGCGGCTTCAACTTTCTGGACCCCTCTACCTACTACGGGGCGGCGGACACTACGGCGGGCCTCGGGAGTTTCACGCCCGGTCTGGGCGAGGGCGTATCGTCCGGCTCGTTCCTTGATCCTGCGCTCAACTCGGCCTACTACGGCGCGCCCTATCAGGCGGGCTACAACTACTTGGACCCGTCCACCTACGGAGCGACGCCAGGAGCCTCTTCATGGGCCAACACGCTGCGCCAGATTCAGCAGTTCCTGCCCAAAACGCCCGGCGGCACGATGCAGGGCGGCCCCGGCGGCGGCGCGTCCAATTACGGAAATACCGGCCTGCTGGGCGGCCTCGCTGGTGTGGGGACCGGCCTCTACGACCTCTTCTCGCGCGGCAACCAGGTCGATCCGGCCAAGCTGAACTACCTCTGGCAGGCGGGCGTGGATACCTACAACCAAGCCCGAGACCCCCAGCAGGCGCTCTACGATCGCACCGCGGGCCAGGTGCAAGACCAGACTCGGGCGGCGCAGTCGGCGCGCGGGCTCGCCATGTCTCCCTACGCGGCCGGGGGCGAGGCCGACACGATGGGCAACTTCAACATCAACTGGCAGAACAACCTGCTGCAGCGCCAGATCGCCGGTCTGGGCGGGCTCTCGGAGGCGAGCGGAGGCTATTTCGGCCAGACGAACCAGAACCAGAAGAACCAGCAGGCGCAACTGCAGTCTGGCACCAATGCCCTGTTGACGGGGGCCACTGGGCTCGGAAACTACTTCGGGACGCCCAGCGTTGACCCCAACGCCGCCTATGGGTTCTACCCGCCCGCGGCGCCGAATAGCAGCGCGCCGGTCAACTACTACGGCGGGGTTGGGGGCTACTGATGCCCGGCGTATCGTCAGGCTTCCTCGACTTTGACGAGCGGCAGGCGGAGCGCCGGGAGGAGGCTCGCCGGGCCGCGCTGGTTCAGTCCGGGCTCGTCGATGCGGCCATGCGCCAGCAGGATGCGGCCATGCGCCGGCAGGCGGCCCAGCGCGCGCTCACGGCGCGGGAAGGGGCTGGGGCAATGCTACTCAACCTGCCCCAGCAGGGCGGCATCCCGATGCCCGGCATGGCTGGCGCGCCGGCTGGCGGCCTACCGCCGCCGCCGGGCATGGCCCCGCCCGCTCCCGCGGCACCCGCACCCGGGGCCATGTCGCCCGGAGGTGGCAATCCGGCGCTCAGGCCTGCGCCCATGTCGGCCCCGGCCCAGCCCCCGCAGGCCGCAGCCCCGGCACCGGCACCGGTGGGACCGCCCCCGCCGCCGCCACCCTTCCGCCCGATGCCGACATCGCCCCCTCCAGAGGCCGCCGCCGGTGGACCGGGCGGTATCGCCATGCCGGCCGCCCCGCAAGCCCCGGCTGCGCCCCCCAAGATTCCCCCGGTCGCTGACCTCGTGCGGCGCATGAAGGATGCCGGCGTGCCACCGGGGCAGGTGCTCGACCAGTTGGAGCAGATCACCCCGCTAATTCAGATGCAGCAGACGGCGGAACTGAACCAGTACAAGGCCGAACTCTCCGCCCAGAACGCGGCCATCAAGGCGTATCAGGCTCAGATTCAGGCGTACCAGGGCGAGGAGCGGCTGCGGCAGGGCGAGGAGCGGCTGCGGCAGGGACGCGAGAAAGTGGCTGCGTTCAAGGCCAAGATGGCCAAGATGGCCAAGGACGGCGGGGGCGCCGCGTCTCTGGACGACGAGACCGCGCGCTACATGGCCGAGCAGGCGCTGGGCGCGGATCGCAGCGTGTTCATGAACCTGGGGCGCGGCAAGCAGGGTGCCGAGAACGTGCTGAAGATTCGCCGGTTTGTGCGGGAAATCGGGACATCCAGAAACATTTCCGGGCAGGACCTGGCCACCATTACCGCTGAATTCGAGGGCCTGAAGGCGGGCGAGCGGGCGCTGGGCACGCGCACGGCCACCTTAGGCATGGCGAAGTCGGAGGCCTACAAGATGGCCGATCTGGTCACGCAGGCGTCCGCGACCGTGCCGCGCACCCAGTTCCCGAAGGCGAACGAGGCGCTGAACGCCTATCGGACCCAGACCGGGGACGTGAATATCCGCAAGTTCGGCGCGTCCATCAACTCGTTCATCAACGCCTACGCGCGCGCAATCGCTCCGGTCGGGAGCCCAGCTCAGGCCGAGAAGGAGCACGCGCGCGAGATGCTGAACACGGCCGATACGCCAGAGGCGGTCATCGGCATCATTGATCAACTGAAAAAGGAAATGGAAGCGGCCGGACAGGCGCCCGGCGAGGTGCGGGGCGAGTTGCGCAAGCTCCCCGGCGCCGGGGGCAGCAGCAGGAGGAAGGCGCCGGCCGAGGCCGAGGCGTATTTAAAAGAGCACCCCGAGCTCGCCAAGGACTTCTCCGCCATGTACGGCTACCTGCCGGCCGGCATCAGGTAGGCCATGGCCAATCCCTTCGAGAAGTTCGGCTTCGAGAAGCCGCAGCCGGCCGGTGGCAACCCGTTCGACCGCTTCGAGAAGCCGCAGCCAAAGTTCGGTACCGGCGAACTCGTCGACACCATCCCCGGCATGGGGAAAGAAGTCGTGCGCCCGCCACTCGCCCCGCGCGGGATCGGCGAGCGCATGTACGGCGCCGGGGAGGCTGGTCTCAGCCTTGCCACGGGCGTTCCTGCCGCGCTGGCGGGCGCGTATGCAGGCGTGGGCGGCAGGCTGATGGGCAAGGACCAGAACGACACGGCGCGCTCGGTAATGGGCGCCATGACCTACCGGCCGCGCAGCGAGGCAGGGCAGGACTATCTGGGCAACGTCGGCAAAGCGCTGGACGAGTCGAAACTGGCCGGGCTGGGGCCTACCGAGGGCGTGGCGCTGGGGGCCATTCCGATGCCCGGCCGCGCAGTCCGGGGAGCGGCTGGGCGCGCGATCGCTGAGTCGCCCGAGGCGACCTTGGTAAAGAAGGGGGCAGCGGCCTTGGCCCCGAAGGTGGATCCGCAGACAGCGCAGCTCGCCCAGCGCGCGGAGCAGATGGGCATCAAAATCCCGCCCGATATGCTCTCGGACAACAAGTTTCTGCGACTCATCGGGCAGGCGTCCCGCGAGGTGCCAGCCTCCGGGTCCCCGGTGCCGGCCAATCGCGAGGCGTTCAACCGCGCCCTCATCCGCTCTTTCGGGGGCGACGAGAGCGCGACCAAGATCACACCCCAGGTATTCGACAAGGCAATGGACCAGCACGGCAAGACCATAGGGGACATCTCCGCCGCGCACGACGTATTCCCGGCCTCGCTGGAGCCGCGGTTGCAGCGGCTCATGTGGGAGGTGCGTAACGAAACCCCGGAGGTGCGCGCGGTTATCGACGGCTATCTGAAGGACATCGGGGAATCCGTTGCTGGTGGAACTATTGCCGGGGAAGCGTGGCGGAAACTCCGCACCGAGGTGACCGGCCAGATGCGCCGCTCATCCAATAGCGACCTCCAGCACGCGCTCTCCCAGCTGGACGACATGATGCTGGACGTAATCGAGGAGAGACTGACCCCGCAAGAATCGCAGGCGTTCAATCAGGCGCGGCGCTACTACGCGAACGCCAAGACGCTAGCGCCCCTCATCGGCAACGCGGCGGCCAAGGGGCTAGGCGACATGAGCCCGGCCGCACTCGCCGCGCGCGTGAGTTCGGGTTCGTCGGCCGAGAACGTCGCGCGCGGGCGCGGCGGGGATCTGGCTGACATTTCCGCCGTTGGCTCTCGCTTCATGACCGAGCCCGGATCGTCCAACACGGCCGAGCGCAGGCTCGCCTACTCTGCGCTCGGTGGCGGGGGTCTCGTTGGGGGCATCCCTGCCGCAGCCGGCCTCTACGGCCTCGCGAACGCCTATAACCGTCTCGGGCCGTGGTTCTCGCGCAGGATGACCGGAGGCCAGATACCGCAGCCGCCCAGGTAACGCCCGGTGAAGATCCTTGCGATCGATACCGACTCCAGCGCGCTCGACTTCCTCATGCGCGCCGAGCGGCACGGGCACGACGTGCGCTGGTTCAACCGGCCCGGCAAGGGCGGCGAGCAAAAGCAGTGCGGCCAGGGGCTCGTAGAACTCATCACCGACTACGATGCGCTGTGGGACAAGTGGCTGGGCTGGGCGGATCTCATCTATCTTCCCGGCAACGATATGTATCTCGACCGGCTGGAGTCATACCGCAGAATCGGCTATCCGATCTACGGCACCAATTCCGCCGCGGCCGCGTGGGAACTCGATCGAGCGGCCGGCCAGAAAATCATGAAGAACGCCGGCCTCAAGATCATTCCGGGGCGAGAGTTCCACGACTACGCCGCGGCGATCGCATACGTGAAGCGCGAGGGGCGCGCCATGGTCTCCAAGCCATCAGGGGACGCGGACAAGGCGCTCTCCTACGTCTCCGAGAACGCCGCCGACATGGTGTACATGCTAGCCAAGTGGCAGGCGGACGAGAAGCATCGAGCTGACGCCGCGAAGCACGGGTTCATCATGCAGGAGAAGAAAACCGGCTGCGAGATGGGCGTCTCGGGCTGGTTCGGTCCGGGCGGCTGGTGCGCTTACTGGGAAGAGAACTTCGAGTTCAAGAAGTTGATGAACGGCGATTTGGGCGTGAATACCGGCGAGCAGGGAACGCTTATCCGGTTCGTTCAGGAATCGCTCCTCGCGAAGAAGCTTCTCAAGCCACTTACCTCCGCCCTTCGCGAGATAGATTACATCGGGTGCGTGAGCGTTAACAGCATCATCGATGACGAGGGCGTACCGTGGCCATTGGAGTTTACGATGAGAGAAGGTTGGCCCGCCACCCACAATCACATGGCGCTGCACGAAGGCGATCCAGCACAGTGGATGGTCGACCTTTTGAACGGGCGTGACACGAGAACCGTTCGCTTTGACGAGCCGTGCATATCGGTGGTCGTATCGATACCCGACTACCCCTACTCGCACCTGACGAGCAAGGAAACGTGCGGCATCCCGATCTACCTGAACGGCGCCGCGGCGAAGGACGTGCATCTGTCACAGGTGATGGTGGCGGAGGTTCCGTGCCTGGTGGGCGGAAAGGTGCTCGATATGCCCTGCTACGTGACAGCAGGCGACTACGTGCTTATAGTCACGGGTTGCGGCGAGACGATCACAGGAGCGCGGCGCAGTGCGTACACGACACTCGGGAAAATCCACCTCCCCGGCAACCCCGGATGGCGCACCGATATCGGACGAGGGAAACTCGTCGAACGGCTCCCCAGAATCCAGAAACTCGGTTACGCCAGGGGGCTGCGCTACTGAGCCGTACATAGCGCCGCCTCCGCTCTACCAGTTCACCGAGGCAGGGATCAAGGACGCGCTGCTGGACGCGCGCGGGGATATCTTCATTGCTTCCCAGCTTTTGAAGACTACCGCTCTGCGTTTAAACAGAGCGATTCAAGTATCGCCTGTACTATCGGCGGCAATCGAGGCGATGCCCGTAAAATGGAAAGGAATCGAACGCGCTGAAGTTGAGCGGGCAATTGAAGAAAGAACTGCTCTTTACCGCGTTGCCGGTCTTGATGCGCTGCACGAGCTTGCCACCATGCCGATTGACGAGAACAGCGCGCAGAACCAGGTGAAGTTGGCCGCAGCAGCCCGCCTCGCAGGTTCGACCGAAGCATCTGCAGGCGGCGACGATTTAGCATCGACATTGAGAGACCTCAATCGTGAATATCAGGAATCCGCGCCCCGGCTCCGGTTAGTGCGCGAAAGGACGACAACCGAGCGGCTTCTAGTCGAGACCGAGCCTTCAGAGCGCCCAGTCTCTGAGCAGTGAACTCCGGCAACTGCCCGATGAATAGCTGCATGTCGGAGAGATTGAGCAGATGCCGGCGCAGCACTTTCTGCGGTCGGCCCGCGCACGCACGAGCAATCTGCTCCTCGTGCGGCTTCCACGTCGGGGGCTCGTAGAGCACCACGATATCCTTCGTGTTCACGATTGCCCGGCGCATCATCCATATGAACTTGGGGCACTCGACGAAAAGGATTGCCTCGTGCGGGAACGGCTCGGGCGGGAATTTGTAGCTGATGAGCCCGCCTCCCTGGTTTTTCCACTTCTCCCACTGCGATGGCACTTTGTTGAAGAAAAGGCGCTCATCCACCACGAAATCAGCCCGGAACCTGATCCGCGTCTTGTTCATGAAAGCCTGCCGTATCACAACGTGCCGGTAGTGCTTGATGAGCAGGTTCGCAGACCACTCCATAGCGGTTGTGCGAAAGAACGTAATCAATGTTGCGAGGAAGGGGGGCGCTGCGGCAACTGCACCAGACCGGACTGAATTCCGCTGAGGATGTCAGAGACGATGGCTTCTAGGGGGGCTCCGGGATTGCTCTCCTTGAAGCAGGACGCTATGTGCAAGACGAGGCTCGCGAGAACGACCCCGTATTCGGCAGGCAAGAGTTTCTGAGGCGAGAACTCGATGTGCACGCCGGTGTCCGCGTCATCAATTCTCACCGCTATCGACCACTGGGACATACCGCAAAATTTATCATTGCTTGCATCCAATAGCAAGCATATTGTATATTTCACGATTCATGGATTATCACCGCAGGGGCGGACTGGCGAGGGCTCGCGCTCTCTCTAAGAAACGGCGGCGCGAGATAGCCCGCATGGGCGCCAGAGCCAAATGGAAAAACCGGAGAAAAAAGCGTGCGTAGCCTGTTCCTCATTACCGGAACGAACGAAGTACTCAAGTACGCCGACAGCCTGCGCATACTCAATCATGGCTCCGTTGACGTGCTGCGCTATGACGAGCTGTCCTCATCGGATCAGGTATTGTGGGGAAAGATTCGGGAAGCCAAGCCCGATTTTGTCGTCTACATCGGCTCGCGCTGGGGCAAGCAGCCCTCGATCTCCTGTCTCTCCCAGATCAACGAGAAGATAGCCCCGATGGTGCACTTGTGCTCGGATGCGGCAGACCCGCCGTGGTTCGACCTCCTGCGCGACTATCACTCTGCCGGGTGCTTCTCGCTCCAGATCGCCATAGACGGCTCGCACAAGTGGCCGCTTTCCTCAACCCAGATGACCGCGCTGACGCCCGTTGACCCGGCATCCTTTCCGCTCGGGCTTCGGCCGCACGAGGAACGCGGTATCCGCGCCGGCTACGGCGGCAACGCGGGCGGGGGGCCGGGAACGAAGCGCACCGACTTCCTCGCCGCCATGCTGCAGGAGCGCGCGCTTGACATGCGCGGGAGGACGAACCTCCCCCACACTTACGACGCCTACTGCGATTTCCTGCAGAACTGCCGGATGAGCTTCAACACCTCGTTCTCTGGGACCGAGGCGGCGTTGCAGGTCAAGGGCCGGGTAGTCGAGTCCGGGCTCGCTGGCGCACTCCTGCTGGAGACCAAGGGCGCGCCCACCTCCTACTGGTTCCGACCGGGGATCGACTATCTGGAATACGAGTCGCCAGAGAACGCGGTCTCGATCATCAGACAGCTATCTGAGCGCCCGGATGAGACGCAGCGCATGGCGTTCTCGCTGCGCGAGCGCGTGCTGGCGGCGCACACGCCGGCTCACTTCTGGGCGCAAGTCCTTGACCGCATCGGCATGAAGATGGCCGCATGATGTACGACGGCGAGGACATGGTGAACGATCGCCTTGTCGAATCCCTGAAGGCGTTCGAGCAGGACATCGCAGAGCAGTTCAACGCGGGTCGCATCAGGGCGCCCGTGCACCTAAGCGGCGGCAACGAGCAGCAACTGATCGACATTTTCAAGGAGATCAAGCCATCGCACTGGGTCTGCGGCTCGTGGCGCCTGCACTATCACTGCCTGCTGAAAGGCGTTCCGCCGGAAGAATTGCGCGCGGCCATCATGTCAGGAAAGTCGATATCGCTCTGCTTCCCTCGGCAGCGGGTGATCTCCTCGGCCATCGTAGGGGGCATTCTCCCCATCGCCGTGGGCATCGCCATGGGCATCAAGCGCTCGGGCGAAGAGTCCCGCGTGTGGGCGTTCATGGGCGACATGACGAGCATGACCGGCATCGCGCACGAGTGCATGACCTACTCGTTCACCCACAACCTGCCGATCGTCTTCGTCACGGAAGACAACGGGCTCTCCGTGTGCACCGACACCTATTCTGCATGGAGAACGTCCAGCCCGGGGCTCAAGTACTTCAACCGATACTACGCCTACAAACTGCCGTGGCCGCACGCGGGGGCCGGCAAGCGGGTGCAATTTTGAATTACTCCGACGAACTCACCGCCGCCATGAAGTGGCTAGGCGAGAAGCAGGATACCTACTTCCTCGGGCAGTCGGTCGGATGCCCCGGCACCGCGATGTTCACCACCCTGCAAGGGGTGCCAGAGGAAAAGCGCTTGGAACTACCCGTGATAGAGGACGCGCAGATGGGCATGAGCACGGGCCTCGCGCTCTCTGGTTTCGTGCCGATCACCATATTCCCGCGTTGGAACTTCCTCCTGCTGGCGACGAACCAGCTTGTTCTGCACCTCAACAAGCTATCCGAGTATTCGGACTACCGGGTCAAGGTCATCATCCGCACCGCCGTTGCTTCGCGCACGCCACTGGACCCGCAGGCGCAGCACTATGGGAACTTCTCCGATTCCTTCATCCGGATGCTAAAGAGCGTGGAAGTGATTCAACTGACCGCACCCAAGGACATAGGGCCAGCCTACCGCCACGCCTACAATCGCCCGGATGGGAAATCCACCCTGCTGGTCGAATTCACGGAGATGTACGCATGAGGAAACTCGACTGCCTCCTGATCAACCCGGGGAACCGCCTGAGCGTCTACCAGGGACTTGGCGCGGCCTTCAGCGCCGTTGAGCCCCCATCTCTTGCCGCGCTCTTTGCTGGATATCTGCTCAACAAGGGTCGCTCCGTCGAGATACTGGATGCGCACGCCTTGGCGCTGGACGGTCCGGCCGTGGCAGAACTTTACGAGACATACGCCCCCACCCTCGTTGTTCTCGTCGTCTACGGATTCCAGCCCTCCGCGAGCACCCAGAACATGCCGGCAGCAGGCGCGATCGCGCGCGCAATCAAGGAGCGCTACCCGCAGGCCAAAATCATGATGACCGGCACGCATCCTGCCGCGCTGCCGGAACGCACGCTTGCCGAGGAGGCGGTAGACTGCGTGTGCAGCGGAGAGGGGCCAGACGCCATCCGGCAGGCGATAGCGTTCCTCGACGCGGAGATCCCATTGCCCCCCATCATCAGGGGGGAGAACGTGGCGAACCTAGACGGAGAAATGTCCGGCTGCGCGTGGGACCGCTTGCCGATGGATCAGTACCGAGCGCACAACTGGCACTGCTTCGGGCACTTGGCCGAGCGCGGGCCGTACGCCTCCATTCACACGACGCTCGGGTGCCCGTATCGCTGCACTTTCTGCTGCATCAACGCGCCCTTCGGCGGCCCGTCCTATCGCCGCTGGTCGCCGCGCGCCGTTGGCGACGAACTGGAGCTGCTGGTGATGGGGTACGGAGTGAGGAACGTTAAATTCGTGGACGAGATGTTCGTGCTGCACCGAAATCATGTGCTGGGCGTGTGCGACGAGATCATCAACCGAGGGCTGGGCGAGTCGCTCAACATCTGGGCCTATGCCCGAGTGGACACGGTGAAGGACGAATACCTGGAGCGGCTCAGACTCGCCGGCTTTCGCTGGCTCGCCCTCGGTATCGAGTCCGCCTCCAAGCACGTAAGGGACGGCGCGGAGAAGGGGAGATTCGGGAACGAGGACATCCTCAAGGTAGTTAAGAAGGTTCAGGACGCCGGAATCAGCGTCATCGGGAACTACATCTTCGGGCTCCCGGACGACACGCACGATTCGATGGAGGAAACGCTGTCTCTAGCGATCGAGGCTAACTGCGAGTTCGCCAACTTCTACTCCGCCATGGCCTACCCCGGGTCCAAACTCTACGAGATGGCCAAGGCGAAGGGCTGGCCGCTGCCGGATGACCCGGGAGGGCCTGGATGGATCGGCTACAGCCAGCACGCCTACGAGACGTTACCGCTGCCCACGGAGCAACTGAGCGCTGCGGAGGTGCTGGGGTTCAGGGACCGCGCCTTCCTGCGCTACTTCAGCGCGCCGTCCTACCTGTCCATGATCGAGAAGAAGTTCGGCTACGACGAACGCGCTCACCTCGTGCTCATGACGCAGCAGGAACTGAAGCGCAAGATCATCTCATAGCCTCCACAGCGCCTCGCACAAGCGCTCGATCTTCTCCAATTCCAGTGTCGGATAGTTCCCGACATAAAGGCCGTAGCGGTGAATGTACTCGGCCTCGGGGAATTCCTTGTAGAGCTCTCCCCAGCGGTGGATTGCGTAGGGCTGGCGCAACTGATTACCGCCGCCCGCCGTGCCGCGCCGGCACTCTATGCCCTGTTCCCGCAGGGTCGAAAGTACGCGCTTAAATAGATCGTCGTCAGGCGCGTTCAGGATGAGCGGCAGCGCGTAATTGCATGATCCTTCGGTGCGATACCGTGTCCGGTAGCGCGACGGGTGGAGCATGGATAGGAACGCCTTCAGATTGCGCGTGCGCCTATCGTTATTCTCGTCCAAGCGCATCAACTGTGAGCGCCCCAGCACCGCGTTAATCTCGGTCGGCCTCACGTTGTAGGCGGGGTGCGTGAAGATGAACTCCGGGTCTAGGGAGGGATTGTTAGCCGACCACGCCGCCCTGCGCTCGGGATCGTCCATCTCGCGCACGAGGCCGTGCGATCGCAGGCGCCGCAGCGTCTGATAGCACTCCGCGTCATCGGTGCACACCATGCCGCCCTCGATCGTGGTCATATGGTGCGCGTAGTAGAACGAGAAGTTGGACATGAGGCCGCGCGTTCCATGTCTCGATCCGGCCACGCTTGTGCCGCCCAGAGATTCGCAGCAGTCCTCCACAACCCACGGCTGATAGTGCTTGCCATCGTCTCGGAAGCACGGAAGAGGGCCGACCATCGCGTTGAATCCGAGGCAATGCGTCGGGAATACCGCGATATCCATGGACGACGCCTTTCGCTGCGCTGTCGTCCAATCCATTCCCAGCGTCTCCGGGTCAACGTCTACGAAAACCGGCTCCATCCCGGCGTGAAGCACCGCCGCGATGTCTGACACCCACGTAATGCACGGCACCAGAACGCGCTCTACTCCATGCAGGATCTTCAGCGCCTGCATCGTGATGAGATTCGCGGACGAGCCGCTATTCACCATGACGGCGTAGCGCACCCCCAACCACGCGGCGAATTCCTCCTCGAACGCCCTTACCTGTGAACCGTTCGTCAGGCGCACATCGGGCGTATCGAGGAACGACCGGAGGGCTGAAATGTCCTCGGGCGTTACGTTGTTGTCCATCAAGGGCCAGTTAGTCACATACTCTCGCGGCGCGGGGTTAGGGTAGGAATCGCTCTATCGGAATCATGGCTTTCCTTTCTCAGCGGCAATCGCGGCGTCGATGGCGGCGTCCATGTCTCGCGGATTCAATTGCAGATAGCAGCCCTCATCAGAGGGCACCAGCTCGTTTCCGCATCCGCGATTGGATTGCAGCCACCGATACCTCTGCGCGTCCCTCGCGTCCTGCGCTCGCGGCGCGCTGCCGGGCGGTGGCGGGAGCGGCTGCCAGTGGGTGACATTGCGCACTGTTCCGGTCTCTGTGCTGGCGCCGCCGGGAAGTTCTTTCATTTTCTTCAGCCGCTCCATCGTGCTGTCCAATATTGCGCGTTTCTTCGCCAAATCCTTCTTGTGTTCGTTCCTGTATCGCGGATCGCAGCAGTAGCGATTTATCCAGCCTTCCAGCAATGTCAATGTTTCGTGTAGCGCTTCGCATAGAACGTAACTGAGTTCTTCGGTGCTGCATATTTTGTCATCGCTCATTTCCTCTCCTTCAGCGCGGCGACGTGCGCGGCGCGCGAGAACGGTGGAGCAGCCAGTGCAGCGCCGCCTCTAGGTTTGTCAAGGCCAGCGCGTTCTCCATGCAGGTGAAGGGGCCGGACTGGAAACTGCGCAGCCGGTCGATCACAATGGCGAGCAGCGCCTCGTGCGTTACGCCGTTCACGCCGAACTCGGCGATCGGGCCGTTCTGAAAGAGGAGGACGGTCGAGTGCCGCGCTGGTTCGCCATAGCGCTCCGCGAACGGGTCGGAAGCGTTCGTGCCGCTGTCGAAACCGGTTATCCGATAAAGGTGATTCGCCCCGCCAGCGCCGGGCTCATCAACGACTGCGATCTCCAGCCTGTCGTAGGGGTTGATCTTGTGGTCGTGAATCTGTCGCATGGGTGGTGCTCCTGTGGTTGTGGTGATGGTAATGGATGGGCTTCACGCCTTGCTCCGGGCGAGGTGCAGCTTGGCGACGCACTCGACGATGGCCGCGTTTATGTTCTCGTCGTCGCGCTCGCAACGTATTACATCCTCGATATCTTCCGGGTCGAACCAAATCGCATCGCAGCAATCTTCTCCGATATCTACGGACAGCCGGAACTTCTTCACCAGCGCCATGGCCTGCGCGTCGTCGTGGAGCGGCCAGTATCTAAGCGCCCCTCCTTCATGGACGAGGCTTTTCGAAACGCCCATCGCCTCCGCGCACAGCAGGGTCAGCTCAAGGTCGGTCATCCCGTCACCCTCTCAACCGCCTTCCTCATGAGACCGCATGCCATGCATTCTTCTTCATCTACACCGAGGTAGTTTCCCCAGTGTTTTCCACGCGAACGGTAATCATCTTTGGTCAGGAGTCTCCAGGAATGCGCGTGCGGAATTGCGCGAACAATTGGATGAAGCGGGGATAAAAGTTGCGCGATAAATCTTCTCATGGCCTTTGTGCCCCCTGTGCCTTGATCCACTTGCACGCGGCGGAGAAGTAGCGCGCTTCGAGCATTGCGACGCTGGCGATGCCGCCGTATTCGAGGAATCGCTTGATGGCGACGCCGGATGCCTCCATCAGGTCAAGCAGCTCGCCCTCCTGCTTCTCCGTAATCAGGTCCGCAGCCGCGTCCACGCCGGGAGGGAGAGGGTCCGGCGAGGGAGAGGGAGAGGGACGGGCTGCGGAGTCGGTGCCGGACGCCCACGCTGCGAGGGCGCGGCCGGATTGTTCTGTGATGGGCTGCTCGAGCGGGAAGAGTGCCTTGTGCTGCTCTTGCAGCTTGATGGGGTGCGGGACACCAGGGGCGCTGGCGAGAAGCAGGAAACTAGCCGTCGCCTCGAACGGCAGATTCTTGTCGCAGACCGGCACCCAACCGTCCTTGCCGATCATGGTAATCTTGGGCTGCACGACCATTTTCCCGTCCTTCTTCACCATCTCGATTTTTTCCTCGGCGCGCAGGCACAGAATGATGTGCGCCTTAACTTGCAGGAGCTTCTGCACCATCTGCTTGTGCTCCATCTTGGGCTTGATCCAGCTCGCCATCTTCACGGCCTCGCGGGAGCCCATGCGCTCGAATTCCGCTTCCTGCATGTCGAGCACGCCGCCATCGCCCGCCCAGACGTGCGAACCGCTGTCGATCATGATGACCGGATAGCCCACGGCGTCTGCGGACATGACCGCATCCGCGTAGGCGTCCGGGCGGAAGGGCGGGCGCAGTTCGGCATGGTCGAACCGGAAGGCGTCCGCATAATGCAGCGCGCGGCGGTTCTCGGTGTCTATCACCGCGAACGGCTTGTCACCCGAGATGCCGGAAGCCATGCGGAAGCCGCTGAAAGTCTTGCCGCTTCCGGTGCCGCCGATGAGGTTCACCCACAGCCCGACGTTCTCGCGCTTGGCCGCTCGAAAGGTCGTCATGCTTGCAGTCCTTGCTCTTCTTGCAATTGATCGAATACGACTCCCAGTTGCGCCTCTTCCTCTTGCGCGAGTTGCCACGGCTTCGGCTCCGCGTAGTGGATCGCACTCGGATAGGCGGGGAAGCGGCCGGCCGCCACGCAGCGTTGCCACGTTGCCAGCGCGCGGGCTACCTTGGCGTGGGCTATCGACCACATCGCAGGGTCGAGCGAGATAAGGGAGCAGCCATGCGGCGCTTCCTGTTCGACCACGAGAACGACGTGCTCGCACGAATCCGCGTCCACGAACTGCTCTATGGCGCGCTGATACCACGCCAAGGCCACGTCATAGCCCATCGGCTCTAGCTGTGAGCGTATCCAGACTTCCGGATTGGCGCTTCCTTTGGTGGTCTTCAGGTGCAGCAGAATGTCTCGGTCATTGGTGAGCCAGTCGGGGCGGGCCTTGCACCTCAAGCCGCCCTCTTCCCATATAAGCGTCTGCTCAGGCTTGCCGCTGGTGAAGATGCCGGCGAGCGGGGACGCGCCGATGAACTTATGGGCTGCATTGACCGCTCCCTCCACGTTCTTCACCTTGTGCGCGAGCATGGGGATTTTTCCATCGAGCCGCGCCACGTCTCGCGCTTCCTTCGCGGCCTTCGTGCGCCAGTCCGGCGCGTCGATAGCGACGATGCGGTCCATCCCCTCCAGCAGCGCATCGTGGATCGCGGTCCCGGTATCTGACGCCTCGCTGGCGTCGTCGCGGTTCTGCTGCCAGAACTTCGCATGGGCTGGCGAATAGGCCAGAACATTATGCAGCAGGGACGCGCTCACGTAGGGCAGCGCGAGGTACTCGCCCATCGACAGGTTTTCGTATTTCATGTCGTTCATGAACGCACCGTCTTGAAGTAGGCGGTTATCGCCTTCACCACGGGCGCGAATTCCTCTTTATCGCCATGGCGCTCCTTGAACGAGACCAACATAGCTCTGGCGTCCAGCAAATCGTCTGCCTTTCGCTTCTCTTCTCTGGCGGCGTCCTCTGCCGCTTTACGTTCCGCCCGTTCTTTTGCCTCCTGTTCGGCGCGCTCGGCGCGGGCCTTGGCTTCCTGTTCCTCGCGCAGTTTGCGTGACGCATCCTCTGCCGCCCGGCGCTCGGCTTCCACGCGCTCACGTTCGGCGCGTATGCGATCCTCTTCGGCTTGGCGCTCGGCGCGGGCCTTGCGCTCGGCCTCCTCGATTCGTTGGCGAGCGGCGCGCTCTTCCTCTTCCAGCTTTCGCCGCGCCTCGCGCTCTTGGGCTTCACGCTCGCGCTTATCAGCGTCGAGTTTGGCCCTCTCTGCCTCGATAGCCTTGCGCTCCGCAGCCAGCCGCGCCTCTTCTGCTTCCTTGCGGGCGCGTTCTTCTGCGGCAAGTCGTTCTTGTTCAGCGCGAACGGCGGCGTTTTTCTCCTCCAGTTTCCGCTGCTCTTCGCGCTTTATCTGGGCGTCTATCGGTTCCTCCAAAGAAAGGAGTTCTCCCGTTATCCGGCGCGCTTCCTCATCGATCACTTGGCAGCGCCGGAGAGCCGGGGCCTTGATGGCCTTTCGCAAGTCCTCCAACGAGGTGCGATACTTGCGAATCTCGGAGCGACCTTTGACTGCCGCCACCATGCCATCCTTGGTTGTCACGTCGAACACGACGCCCTTGTATTTCTGTCCGAGTTCCGCAAGCGCCGCCTCGGTCTTGCTGTACTCAACGATTTCAGTGGCCATTTAAATCATCTCCTGTTGAATCTTTCTTTCAGTCGGAATCAGGCATCACCTGAACGCCCCTATTACCCCTCGTCTGGCAGCAGCCGCAGCATGATGGTCGCGTCAAATGTTGCTTGGCGCTTCGCTTTTCTGGCCGGGTCGGCGTTGAGCTTGCGCATGCGCTCGGCTGCGCGCTCGGCGCTCTTTGCGGCGAACACCGGGTCGGCGTGGAGCTTGCGCATGCGCTCGGCTGCGCGCTCGGCGCTCTTTGCGGCGAACACCGGGTCGGCGTGGAGCTTGCGCATGCGCTCGGCTGCGCGCTCGGCGTTCTTTGCGGCGAACACCGGGTCGGCGTTGAGCTTGCGCATGCGCTCGGCGTTCTTTGCGGCGAACACCGGGTCGGCGTTGAGCTTGCGCATGCGCTCGGCTGCGCGCTCGGCGCTCTTTGCGGCGAACACCGGGTCGGCGTGGAGCTTGCGCATGCGCTCGGCTGCGCGCTCGACGTTCTTT